TCCTACAACCCCGAGAAGCCGGTCGATGCGCGCAACCAGCCCAAGCTCTACATCTCGGAGAACTGCAAGAACCTCGTCTACGCCTTGCAAACGTACACCGCGGCAGACGGCAAGAAGGGCGCGACTAAAGACTTCATCGACTTATTGCGCTACGTCTGCCTATCGGACGCCATCAATGTCGAGGGCGACATCCTGCGGCCGACTGGAGGAGGAAGCTACTAAGTGAGCAAGCGCGACCAACTTTGGAGCGACCTGACGCGGCGCAATCCGCGATTGTTGGATGATCCGCATTTTACCACGGCGGGGCTGCGCAAGTTTTTTGAGCGTGTGTATGACGCCGGATTCGACGCCGGCACGCTGGCCGCGCAGCCGCCGCGCATGAGCGGGGCTTCGGGGGCGTCGGCTTTTGAGGAGATTTTCGGAGGGTTTCGCCGATGAGCATCTCCGGCATTGTTCCACCGCCTCCGCGCATCCGCCCGTGGAAAGGCAAAGGCAACAACCCCAAGTGCGGCGTGTGTGCCAAGACGCTTCGCATGGACGATATTCACGGCGTGGACCAGCAGCTCGGCCCCATCTGCCGCGCATGCGGCCCGCATGTCGTCGCCGCCAACAGGCTACTGCATCCATTTTGGGTCTAACGACATTCGCTATTCTCGAACCACGAACACAAACAGCGTAAAATTATGTTATTCACGCAAAAAGTTAAAACCATCCCCATCGACCGCTATAAACTCGGCGATCACGACCCAAAGAGTGCCCTCGCCTTCTCCCGCGAGCAGGCGCCGCCGGCGTATCTCGCCGTCATGGTGGAGCTGCAGGACCGCATCGCCGACACATCGCTGCTGGTCAGCACCATGGCCACTGCCAAGGAGCCGGGCTACTTAGCCCACGCCAGCGGCCAGCTTTCCGCGCTCCTCGAGCTATGGGATGCCTTGGAGCAGCGTCGCGCGGAATCAATAAAGCTCGAGTAGATTGGGAGATTAGCAAAAATAATGCTGGACATTTGTCCAAAAGCGTCCATAATAGATAGTATCAACGGTGAGTTGTGCCCTCATGGCACATGTGGTTGTTGATCGGACTGGGCGACGCACGCCCTGGCACTACTTGGAGGTTTATCCATGGCGGAAGAGAACGCAGCCCCGGCTGCAGGTGACGATATCATTTCTATGGCTCTCGAGGAGCTGACCGGACAGCCGGCCCAGCCCGAAGACGTAGAACAGCCCGAAGCGGCTGAAGATCTTTCACAAACTGAGACAGAAGAGGAATCCGAGGAAAAATCCGACGAAGCCTCTGAAGATGTTAAGGACGAGGAGTCCGAGGACGAGGAGTCTGAAAAAGACGACGAGGAAAGCGAGAAGGACGACGAAGCGCCCACCCAGGACAAGATCCAGAAGCGCATCGACAAGCTGACCGCCCAAAAGAAGGCCGCCGCCGAAGAGGCCGCGGCCGTCAAAGCTCAATACGAGGACGCCCAAAAGCGCCTTGCCGAGCTGGAGGCCCAAGTCAACGAAGCCGCCCGCCCGATGCTCCAACCGAGCGCGGAAAACCCGCTGGCCGATGTGGACACGCCCGAGGCGCTTGAGGCGAAAGTCAAAAGCGCGCAGGAAGTTCGTCGCTGGGCGCTGCGCAATACTGACGGCGCCACGGTCAAACGACCAGACGGCACCGAGGTGTATCTCGATAGCGATCAGGTCAAAGACTACCTCATCAAAGCGGACGACGTTCTGACCGTTCACGCCCCGGCCCGCCAGCAGTGGCTCGCCCAGCGTCAACCGGCCGTCGAAGCCGCCAAGAACCTGTTCCCCGACATCTTCAAAAAAGGCACGCCGATGCACCAAGCGTATCAGGCGACGATCAAGCAGGCGCCCGAGCTATTGAAGCTCCCCCAGAATGAATACTGGGTCGGCCTCGCCCTCTACGGAGAGCAGCAGCTCATGCAGAAGCAGGCGGCCGATCAGGCCAAGGCCAAAGCCGCCAAAAAAGTCTCAGCCAGTGGAACATCCAAGACCCCGACACCTGTGAAGCCCGTGAGCACGCCGAAATCTTCTACCAAGGGCGCGGTCAATACGGCCGTGCGCAACCGAGTGCTCTCTGGCGCCGGCGGGATCTCCGATCTCGAGGCTTATATGTCAGAAGCACTGTTCAGTTAAACAACCCCTCTAAAAAGAAAGAATTACTATTATGCCCTCTACAGTAGGTGCCTTGTTCCCATCCACGGGCAACCGTGAAGACCTCCTCGACATCATTTCCGTTGTCGATGCCAAAAATTGTCCCATAAGTTCATCTGTGGCCAAAGTGGGCCAAGATCTAAACAATCCTGGACTTTACAGCTACTTGGCCGATTCCTACAACTCGCCCACCACGGACGGCGTTGTGGATTCTGCCGACGTTTCTGACTTCGATGACCCGACCAAAAACCGTGTCCTCCTGAGCGCCCGCGCGCAGAAGTTCCGCCGGACGATCAAAGTCTCCGACTTCCAGCAAAACGTCCAGGACGTTGCCGGCGTTGGCAAGAAGAAGGAAATGGCCCGCGGCACAGCTCGCGCCATCACTGAACTCAAGCGCGACATCGAGGCGACAATCTCAAGCGACAACGACTCCGTCGAAGGTTCCGGCTCGACCGCTTACAAGACCCGCGGCCTCGGCGAGTGGATCAAAGCCACGGCGCAGACCGACCTCCCGGTTCCTGCTTCACAGCGCACGCCGTCCGGTAGCATCAACGCGACCGTGACCGCTTCTCTCACCGAGACGATCTTCCAGAACGTCTTGCAGAGCATCTACGAGCAGACCGGCACGACCGACCGTCTCGTCATGGTGGCTGGCCCGTCGTTGAAGAAAGCCGTCACGAACTTCACCCGCTTCACGGTGAACGCGACCAGCGATGTCTTCAGCCTGCGTCAGAGCACCCAGAATGCCGATTCCGGCAAGCTGGTCTCCAACGTGAGCTTCTACGAAGGCGACTTCTCGACTGTCGAGATCGTGCCCTCGCTTCTGCTCGCGGCCAACGCCTCGACCGATGCCGAGAAATTCGCCCGCGGTTACATCATGTCGGCCGATCACCTCATGCTTCGCTATGGACGCCGTCCGCGGTTCCAAGAGCTGGAAGACATGGGTGGTGGTCCCCGCGGTTTGATCGACGCCATCGTGTCGCTCGCCGTGATGACCCCGAAGGCCATGGCCAAGTTCAACGGAGTTTCCTAATTCCATCCAGAACAACTAACTAGGAGAAATTAAATGCAAGTCTTTGAACTTCCCATTGAAACCAAATCGTCCACCGGCTTCACCCACAAGGCGATCATCACCCACAGCGACCTCACCGAGTCCACCGCCGACACCGACCAGACGCTCTCGCTTCTGGCCCTTGCCGCCGGCGACGTTGTGACCACGGCCGCCTGGAAACTGGTCACGCCCTTCAAGGATGCCAGCGACGCAGCCCTCAACGACACCAAGGTCCAGCTCGGCGACAGCTCCGACGACGACGAATACGTCGCCGCCACGCAGGTCAACGAGAACGGCACCGAAGTCCTCTTCGCCGCTGCCGCTCCCGCCTCCGTTCCGTTCGTTTACACGGCGGCCAACGCGGTCGAACTCTTGGTTGAGTCGATGACGGCCAAAAGCCTCAGCGACATCGACACCGGTGAACTCCACGTTTACCTCGGCGTCAACAAACTGAGCGACCTCTAAACGTCTTGATTCACTGCCCCTGCACGCGCGGGGGCAGACTTCAGGATGTCAGACACAATATTCGGCGATCTGGTCGCCGACATGGATGACGAGTTAGCGCATCTCGTCAAACAAGAGTTGCAGACAGGATGGCGTGCCCAGCAAGTCATGGCCGCCATCGAAATGCAAAAGGTCAAGCAGCTCAACGACCAGATCGAACACTGCACTGTCGATGGACTCGGCCAGCATGTCATGGACGTGCCGGCCGATGCGTATTTTGCGTGGAAGCGACACCTTGGGGACGACTGCTGGGCAGATCGTGGCTTCCGCGACTGGTTCAAGAAACATAACCCCGAGACCGCGGTCAACTACACCCCTCGCAACACTACTATACTCGTCCCGTGACCAAACTCGACCGCGAAAAAATCACCGAGATCATCGGTGATATCGACCAGGCTGACGCTGACGGCGCCTCCTATATTCAGCGCAAGCTGCGCAACTTCAACACCCGCTACTGTATCTGGCCGGGACAGACCGAGGACGGACGCAAGCACGCCGGAGCCTACGGGAAGAAAATTTTTCCTTGGGATGGTGCCGCCGACACCAAGATTTTCCTGAGCGAGCAGATCATCCGCGAGCGCGTGATTGCCCTCGTCAACGCCTTCTTCAAGGCCCGCATCCAAGTGCAGCCGGTCGAGTCGATGGACATCGACAAGCGCAACGCCGCCGAGACCGTCCTCAAGTGGCTCATGTTCCAGCACTGCCTGGACGACCTGCGTCGTGAAGTGCGCTTGGCCGCCGAGATCCGCGAGACCTATGGGCTGGCCGTGATGGCCATCGACTGGGAGCAGCAGACCCGGGTGGAGGTCAAATCGTTCTCCATGGAGGACGCCATGGCGATGCTGCAGGAGTCGCAAGACCCCAACCTGCAAGCCCTCCTTGAGGTCGTGCTTGATCCTGAGCAGGAGGCGCTTGCCGCGCAGCTGATGGGCGAAGTGATCCCGGCGCTCGGCTCCACGACCAAAGTCCGCCAGTTCCGCGAAAAGGGCATTGTCGAATGGGACGAGCCTTACATCTTTTCCAGCAAGCCGGTCGTCCGCGCCCTAGAGGCGTGGGAGGATATCATTTTCCCAATCCAGACCGACAGCATTCAACGTGCGTCCTTCGTCGCCCGCCGTGAGCTGCTTAACGAGGTCGAGCTGCGCGAGCGGGCCAACCTTGAAGGCTGGGACAAGGAGTGGGTCGAAAAGGCCGTGAAGCACAAGGGTGAGATGAAACGCATCCACCTTAACGTCCACCGCTCGGACCAATTCCTCTACGAGCAGCTCCGCGACCTCATTGAAATCTGGCATGTGTACCGCAAGGAGCTGGACGAGCGCACCGGCGCCGTCAAGGTCACCCGCACGGTCATCAGCTACAGCATCACCGACAAGGCGGCTGTGCATGACATCATGCCCTACGCCCATGGGCTTTATCCTTTTGTCGAGCTGCCCCGCGAACGCAACACCCGCCCACTCCTCGAAAGCCGCGGCATCCCGGAGATTGTCCAGACCGCGCAGGAAGAGATCAAGGTGCAGCGCGACTTCCGCGTAGACCGCGCCAGCATTTCTATCTTGCCGCCGCTCAAGACGCCCGCTGCGCGCGGCAAGTTTGACCTTGTGCTTGGCCCTGCCATGCAGATCCCCGAGCGTCGCCCAGGCGAGATTTCTTGGATGCAGCCGCCCGCCTTCGATCAAGGCAGCATTGAAGTTGAGGCCGCGACTCGCGCCGACATCGACCGCTATTTCGGCCGCATGACCGAGGCTGTGAATCCGAACATGGCGATGCTCCACATGCAGGAGCTGGTCGATAGCTGGCTCATCGACATGAAGCTGGTCAGCGTGCAGATCATGGCGCTCGCCCATCAGTATATGACTCCCGAGGAGGTTGCGCGGATCACCGGCAATGCGCAGTTGGCATTCAACGCAAGCCCGCAAGACATCCGTGGGCGATTCGACATCACAGCCGAGTTTGACGCGCGCCTCCTCGATAATGAAGCGCTTGGTGCAAAACTTGAATACCTCGCCAAGATTCTCGTCCCGATGGACAGCTTTGGCGTCATCGACCGCGCGGGTCTTGTGAAATACATGTTCCAAGCCGTTGACCCGAACTTGGCCGGCATGTTGGTGCAAGACATCGGCAAGGCCACGCAGGCGGAGATCGAGGACGAGCAGACCGCCTTTGCCAAAATTGCCGCCGGCACCGAGCCACCGCTCAAAGAGGGTGGACAAAACGCCCAAGTCCGCCTGCAAACCTTGCAGCAAATCATTCAGTCCAACCCCGCCGTCCAGCAGCGCTACCAGCAGGATGAAATCTTCAAGAAGATGATCGACGCAAGGGCGCAGGCTTTCCAATTCCAGCTCCAGCAGCAGCAAAACGCGGTCATCGGCCGCGTCGGTTCGCAGCCCGCCTTGCAGCAGATGCAGCAGGAGCAGCAGCTCGGCATGACCGCCCAACCCGCCGCCTAACTCCATGACTCCCAACGTCCAAGTTCGCAATATCGCCGGCCTGAATATCCCGCAGCATGACTATGTGGCGCTGACTTATGTCGGCTCCACCAACAATCTCGACACGGTCACTTACAAGGAGGGCGGCAGCGGCGGGCAGACCGTGGCCACTTTGACTTTTACCTACGTCGGCGGGACGCCGGGCGTGGATGACGCTGACATTGCCACCGTGACACGCACCTAATGCCTCTCAAATTCAATCCTTTTTCCGGCAGTTTTGACTTCACCGGCGCCAGCGGCGGCGGGGGATCGTCGTATCTGGATGGCGAGGTGCAAAATTTCAGCGCGCTGCCAACGGCAAATCCTCCGGCCGTGGACAGTGCTTATCTGGTGCGCGAGGCCGAGGGCACTTGGCTGATCAACCGCAAGCCGGCGGGCATTTACATTCGCGTAGCTACAACTGGCACGCGGGCAACAGACTGGAGCTATGCCGGTGCGTTCCCCGACGTATTTAACGACGCCAACTTCCTGCTTTATGACAACGGCGACAGCAGCAAAAATTTAGCCTTCCAGCTTTCCGGCATCACCACCGGCACCACCCGCACGCTGACCGCGCCGGACGCGAGCGGCACGCTGCCGCTTTTGGAAACCGCCAACACGTTTACGCAAAATCAAACCCTCAACGGCACCAATTCCACCGCGCCAAACCAAACGGCGGCGAGCGGGTCGAGTCTTATGACGCGCGATCTTGGCGATGCGCGGTTTGCACCACTCGCTCAATACGCCGTCACAACGGCATCCATCGGGTCGGCCAATAACGATGTTTTAACCGACCGATTGACTCTTAGCATTTACGCCACCGGCGATTATTTGCTAAACTTTGGCTTTCGCTTAAGCGGTGCGCTGCCTCAGTTTCGCCTCAATTTTACAGGAACCGCGGACCGGGAAGCATGCGCGTCTTTTACAAGCAACGGAGACGCAGGCCCGACTTACCGGGCAACCATATTAAACCGCACTTTTAACAGTATCTACAA